TTGATGTCCTTTAATATAGATTCCAATTCTTCAGTTGTGCTGAATGTAAACATCCCTCCAGGGTTGAAATATTTATATATCCACTTCCCGGCGTTCCAGAATATCGGCACGGTTCCGGTATGGAAGCAGTCAGTCAGGCGGTCGCTCCAATAGTACGGCTCATCACAATTCAATATAACCACTTCAAAGCGGTAATCCTGCAGAGGTTCAAGCGTGGTATCAAATTGCTTATAGCTTCTGCCAAATATATCAAACTGATCCTTGAATTTTTCAATGACTTCCCGCCTGTATACGTGCCCGTAAGTCCAGCCCTTTTCAGAACCGATGATAGATATATTTTTTGATTTAGGGTAAATCTTCCATTGCCTTAACGGTATGAATGACCCGTCAAAAGCGTACCACACTGCATTCGGGCAGGCATCGAGTATCTTTTTTTCAAAGGTCAGGATGAGATCGTATTTTTGCCAGTTATTCATGGCGTAATCATAAACGGCATCGGTCGCTATGACACGGGGTTCACCGAGCATACAGACTTTATATTTATTGTGATAATTATCGACCTCGTGAATATGCTTATCGGTGAGGACTAAAATATCGTGTGTTAAATCTTCCCGATCCCAGCGGAATTTTTGAGGCGGGTCTTCCTGGACAAAAGAACCTGCATTAACCCCTATGTGTTTCCAGTTAGAATCTAAAAGGCTGATTCTTTCCATTTTTACCCTCCAATAAGGTTATTAAATTATAAATGAGTTTTACCTGTCTTTCCGTGAATTTCCATTTTTTGTTTACGGTTTTATCAGCCCATTCCCGCATAGTACACCCTCCGGGCCTTGTTATTCCTACTGAATACCAATCACAGACCATTTCGGCAATATCAACATTGCTCATCTGATAATCTTTGTGGTATTCAGGATGATGCGGTTCCATCCGGGAGTGTTTTGCCAATAATTTATCGTACTTAGATTTATTATATCCTTTTAAACACGTTCCGTATTTTTTGAAATATTCCCAATTCCAGATATAAACCACGTAATCGTCAAATACTTCCTTTTTCTTTTTCGAGTAATCGTGCATAATGGCCCTATTAAGCAATGAATTTAATTCGGGATATGCAGCAACAATTATTTCGGCGGCCTCTTTGATGTGACCTCTATGTCTGTCTAAATCCAAAGCAAAGAATTCATACATTTCAGGGGTTATTATCATTTTATTTCACCAATCAAATGATTCAATATTGGTCAATTTCATAATAGCCTCCTGATTATATCAGAGTTATATTCATCGGGTCGGATGCAACCGTATTCTCATAAATATCGTGAAATTTAATCGAGCTGCACCGAATACAATTATGGATATCCTCATTCACGAGCCTTATGGCCTCTAAATGCTCCGGGCCTCCCCACTTCCTGCGGACGGCTTCAAGCCCTTCCTTGACATAATTGCACCAGGAATAACCGGGCTTATGAGCGGACCAGCGCCGGTCAGGACAGAGCACAATCGAGCCATCGGCCAACCATGTCGATCCCAGCGGAGTCGCTATACAGCGCTCCATGGTAATCTTTGTAAAGTCCCGGTTGAATTTCTCCCTTATCCCGAAGACTTCAAACTGCCCTGGTACTTCCAGTTCGAGGGATTTTCTCATCTGCTGCTCGACAACTTCGGGAATGATTTTAAGGGCTTCCTCAACTGGTAATTCAGTCGGCCTTATCTGGACGTGGCGGCAGCCGGCATCTTTTGCAACCTGGACAGCTTCATAGATATGCTCGAAGTTTTCCGGCATTATCAGGAATTTATAGCAGGTCGTATGATCGAAATGCTTCTTTTTTGCATAGGCCGCCATTTTAGTCATATTTCCTATGACTTTCTCCCAGGTTTCCGACCCGGTTATAACCTTATGATTTTCGGCTGAATATGAATTGACCGACCATCCCGACCATTCGCAGTTCCGGGCAGTTTCCTCAATCAAATCTTCACCATACCAGGCTCCATTACTCACGACCCCGACTTGAATATTGTACTGTTTGCAAAGACGAAGGAACTTGATTGAATCGTCCTGGTTATAGGTTGTCCAGTCGCTTGAATCCCCGCCGAGACAAATTGATTTCACACCCCACTCATTGAAAAATTGGGGTATTGAAAATAATATTTCCCGGTCAAGGACGTGCGGCGTTTCATCGTCAATAATATCTGACATGCACATTTTGCAGCGAAAGTTCGGACCGCAAAGCTTGATTTTCGATGTCCCGGAATTTATGTCAAGCGCGACATTCACGGGAGGAAGGAAATGACCTGTTTTGATTGCCTTAAAATGGTCGTACCAGGCGAGCATCTTGAAATCCTGGAACGGGTTATAGTATGAACTCCAGATATTAGTTTGCCTCTTTTCCATCGTTTACCCTCTCAATTTATAACACATATTCCCGGCGTGCAGTTCCGGCCCCCGGTATTCCTGCCAGTCGAGATTATATTTTTCTGATATTCCCCGATGTGCCTTTTGTTCTCCGCTCTCCGTAATTCCATCGGGCATTATCCAATCATCAAACTGTTCCCATATCGGTCTGATAAATTCCATTTTTTACCTCAAAATAAATGAGCAATTTGATGTTTTATCCAGGTATATGCTTTCGCAAACTTCCCATTTTAAACCATATTTTTGAGTTATATCGTAAAAGGCTTTGCCTTCGTGATCCCTGCCGTACTCCCCGCCATAACTCCAATCATCGAACTGCAAAAGGCAGTCTTTGGCAAAGAGGTTGTTTTGGATCATAAACTCCATAGCCTGCATTGCGCTGATATATAAATCGGAGTCGATGTGACAAAAAGATATGGGCCTCATTTTAGCAGCGTGTTCTTTGGTTAAATCCGAGTACCAGCTTGCGATAAATTCAATCGGCATAAAACCGTTATAGATATATTTGTGAAGGGTAGATTTGATGCTTTCGACATCGGCGTTGAAGATTTGCTGCATATTGAACTGACCTTTAGTCCAGTTTTCGGCGCCCTCATTGTTGTCGGGCAAGCCTTCGAAACTGTCAAAAAGCCAGAACTTATTAAAATGGCAATCGTATTCTTTAAGGTACTGCATTAATTCGTGTCCGGTATTCCCTAAACAAATTCCGAACTCCGCAATATCTAAATCATCATTGCCTTTCGGGTGTAGCTGTTTAAGGATATAAGCGGCGTGTTTCATCGAACTCATTCATTCGCCCCTGTATAGGTCTTCAATGTTCTTTTTGGCTTTCAGCCAGCTTCCGTCCTGGAATATCACATCAGGATATCCGATGATCCGGGTTACAACTTTTTCGATAGCCCCGCCCCAGTCATGCCCGGCAATCCATCCATCGGCTTTGACTTTCGGGTAATACAGGCAAATATCCATTATCAGGGACATAGCGCGATGGTCGCCGTCGTCATAAAATAAGTCAATGCTCTCAAAGCCGAATTTATCGACCGCCTGCCAGGACTTCATTTTATAAACCGTATGCGGGTAATATTGCATCCTGTCTTTGAACACCGCTTCGGCCCGGATTAAATCATCGCGGGATTCCTGTCCGAACTCCTCTCCGTCCCCCCACGGGTCAACGCAGGTTAGACGGGGAGAATCGCCCAGAGAGGTCAACGAGAATAGCTCGGCAGTCGCTCCCTCATAGCTACCGATCTCGACAATATTCATATCGGGCCGTTTTACTGCATTGATGAGGTCAAGAAGGCCATAAAGGAAATTTCCGGGATTGTCGAGAGTTCCTTTTGACATCCGTTTTTCTTTGAGAAGTGCCGCGAGGCGTTTCGGCTTATCGACGGTGAGCAGGCCATTAATGGGATTGGTTATCAAAAATGATTGATCCATTCAAGCCCTCTCGAATTGATAATCTGCGAAAATATGGCAACTGTTATATGTTTTGCCTACAATATTATCCATTGAAATTTGATATCCGTCAAGATATTTTTGATTTAACATTTCGAGTGATACGCCCATATTCGGCAGGGTCCAGCCCTCTTCCCACACGCAGTTTGATGCAATGCTGATTAACTTAATTTCCTTGAAGGATAGCATAAAGGGCTTCGAGGGGTCCCGGTGATTGTCAAGGCCGATCTCGACATCCCGCAGGGTATTGATAGGAAACTGATTGATCCGCTCGATGTAATATTTCCTATCCCAGACATTTGAGTCGGGGCTGCTTGGATAAGCATAATCCCCTCGGCTGGCTTTTGTCCAGTCCCAGGATATGAAGGGTTCAAAGTATTGAAACAATGGCGACTCCATATCAAACTGTCCAGGTTGGCAGTATGTATTCCCCTCTGATAGTCTCAAAGATAGATGTGCCTCTTGACCATTAAGTTTGAAATTATCCGGGATTACCGTTTCTTCCAGAAACACACAATCATCACTGATTCCAAGAAAATAATCGGTTTTCATCCTATTAGTCAGTACGTCTTTATACTGCTCTCCGAAATTCCCCTCCGGTATCCATTCGATAGTAAGATTAGGATTTAACCCCATTAATTTGTCGTAACCCTTTTGAAAGGATCCATCGGTCGCCTTATAGATTATGAATATCTTACCGACATTTTTAAAATACTTTTCGATAGACCGAAGCAATAGCTGTAATTGGCACGCCCGATTCTTCGAGGGAATGATAATATCAATTTTCATTTTTATTTCCTAATGACTATTAGTTACTTTTTCTTTGAAATTCTTCCATTGCAATATCATAAAATCAGATATTTCCATAAGATCATCTTTTGTATAACAATATTCATCATCCTTAAATCCGCAAATACCGCCATCATACCCTTCGGAGATAAACTCCGCATCCGGATCAAGTCCGATAATTCCATTATGCGCATATACTTTATTCCCGCTTTTAAGAATATAATAATTCTGGCCATCGTATATCATTTTCCCTCCCTGAGTAATTTGTCATAGACAATATCCGTTTTCTGAATATCTGAATATCCTGATCTTTGATAAGCTATCCTGGGATTCGCACAAAGGAAATTCCCCAGCCCTTCTGCTATCGAAACATCAATCGGCTTATCGACTGATTCGTAAGACAGCATTTTATCATAGAACTGCTTATTGACGATATAGGCATGAAGGCAGTAATAATGCCCCTCAAATACATTCGCCCCGAGATAGAATATATCATAATCCGTAGCCGCTATAAATTCTTTGAACTTTTGAAGTACTTCTTTTGCGTTGCTCTCGAATACGGTATCATCTTCAAATATAAGAATACGGTTTAAACCAAGCTCTTTTGCTTCCCGGATGATATTGAGATGCGCTGCTTTGCATCCGGCCTCTCTGTCTTTCAGCGTTACGCCTGCATTGACTATAATTCCGTCTTTCCGGGTGTATTCAGGAATTGCCAGGGATTTCATTTGATCCTCTATTGACTGGAGACGATCAGAACGTGAGGGAATATTGATAACATAGATACGGTCGAATAGTTTCCAGAAGTCTTTCATCCTTTCGTTACCCCTCTATTTGCTCCATATATTTTATTTTGCAAATGCTTTAATGTCAAGGTTATATTGCCTGTCGTGAATCCTCGCCGCCTGATTTCTGCTTTTGCGTTTTCGCTCGCTTCATCATAACTTGCGCCCTCGACCCAGCAGGTTAATTCATACCCCGTGCTATGCCCTTCAATCTGGAAGGCGAATTGATATTGCGCCGGTACGCCCTGGACTTTCGCCTTTAATGTTGTTAATTCTTCTTTAGTCTGCGGGTGTATAAAGAAATCCTTGATGGCTTTGTTTTCATTTGGTTTTAACATACCTACCTCACATTATTATATCGCACCTGCAACGGTTGTGCGTATCGCCAGGGTCGTAATAATCTTCACCCCCTGCCGTGAAAGGTTCGCCGATAGGAACGGTCTGACCGTCAAGCTCTTGGCAAATAACACAAGTGTCTGAATCATCCATAGCGGCCCAAGTCTGCATTAATTCAACGGGCTTTTCTTCTTCTGCCGGTTCCTCCGGCTCCGCTCCCCCCGCTATCAATACAACCCCGACTATCCTGTGATTATCGTTTGCGTCGTCAATCTGAATTGAATCGGCAAGGTCTGCAAGATCTTCAGCCTCATCATAGTCCTCATCTTCAATAGCGGCATTATATTCAGGCACGCAATTAGTGAGTATTGACAGCCTGGCCTTGTTGTGAATGCCGGTCGTTTCGCTTATGACTATATTGTCAATCCGGCCCTGGCTATATCCATCGAATATGTTTGATGCCGTAAGATTTAAGCTGCGATTGCTCATAGCGGCTTTAAGTTCCGGCGTATCGTGCGCGTCCCTGGCTGCCTGAAGAGATAATTTCAATTTTTCGTTCGATGTTTTGTCTATTGACTTCCAATGGACCTTGACGGTCTTAGATATGCTCTTTATTACTTTTGCCTTGATCTTAGTTCTATCGGTATGGCCCTCAAACAGCGTATCGACTATATGATTGGCATATTTATTAATTATGCCCTCGCTGGAGGGCAAGGAATCACCCGCCCTGACGGAAGCCGCCTTACATAAGGCAAAAAAAGCGCCCACCAGAGGCCGAAATTTGGACTCTAAGGCATACTTAGCCCTAAGTATTTCCGTGGCTTTAGCAAGTATGCGTTTTTCGGTTATCTTAGTCATTTCCCAAGTTCCTGCGATAATGATAAAATATGCTTTATCAACAATCTTTTCGGCATCCGTTTAATTTCCTCGAAAGACGCAAATTGCGGGTTAAGCCCCTGCTTTTCTGCGACCAGATCAATGACACGCCTTGCAAGCTCTGATTTCCCTTTGCTTCTTAAGCTCTGCCTGTCAACGGGCCTTTTCCATAACGATACATTGAGTTTCAAAATTGCATAATAAAGGGACAGCCAATATAATTTAAACCGGGGCCAAAATGTTTTTATCCTATTAATGATCTTGTGATAGGTCATAAAAAGGAAATATTTCATTTGCCCTTCTTTGCTTTTACAGGCTTGCCATTTGTCCCTGCCGATCCTTTGTCAAGGTTAGTTTTATTGATGTTGTCGATATTATCGTCAGGTTCCGGTGTATCGTCTGTCTGCGTTCCCGGCTTTTGACCGGCTATGATAAACGGATCGACCTGGTATTCCTCATCGCCTTTCCCGGAATCAATGTAAGTCGCAGGTATATAAATCGTATCGCCCTTGCCGTCCTCGCGCGCAACGTAACCCGCTTCGGCCCTTATTTCATCTTCGGTAAACGCAAATATATTTCTCATTGATTGACCGCGCTCGAACAGGCGCTGCTTTAATGCCGGAATTTCCCGCTCGTCAAGAACCATTCTAAACCTGTTCCCGTCCTTATACCTTGCGAGTATAAAGTCTCCCAGGTTCTTGAACATAAACTTTGCTTTCGGCAGCACGGCAAGATCATAGAGCATATAAATTGCCTGCCTGTAATTGTCCAGTGTCATTGTTTCAGTGGTCACAAGGGGAAGTGGTATTCGATAGGCATTGTAAACATCGACCGCCGATGTTTTCATCAGGTTCACAAAATCCATATCACGGGAAGTGATGAGGAGATTTTCATATTTTGTCGGCCCGTTCAAGATAATGTTTTTCCCGGAGTTAGGCGGCCCGGATAGCCCCTCCTGAATAGCGGACTTGAACGCTTTATACTGATCCTGGCTTAACGCGCCGCCGTCAGGGGACCATTTACCGGACGGCCTTGACCCGTTCTTGACTATGCCTGTATTATGCATACCGATATAGAATTTCATAAGGGCCTGATAATAAACTGATTCAAGGTCGGACTGTGCCCTTAAATAATTTCTCCTGCGGTTGCTGATAATATGCATCATCTGGTTTAATTGTATCTGATCTTCAAAGAGGTATGTATTGAGGCCGTTTTTATAAGCCATTGTATCTATCGCACGGTTATAAGTGGTTATGACATTTTGATATGACCCTATGATAGTTTGAATATACCCGTCCGATCCCTGCATTACTGATACTGTATTCGCTGGATAATGCCGGAAGCTGACAGGATCATAATTGACGTTGCCGCCTATAACCGGGAAGGCTTCACCGCCTGCCATAAATGAAATCATTAATTCTTTTTTAACCTGGGTTTCGTTCCAGCGCATGTCATTGGATTCAATGAGGGAAAGCGCCTCGTGTTCAAGTACATACTCTTTTGTTTTCTTGTCCTGCAATACCGGCCTTATCTGGCTAAACTCATCACTGACTATTGTAATGGCATTATGCACACAATCGACAGCTGCAAATAGGTAATAAGCCATTGTCGCCGATAACCAGCTCCCAAGCTCATTATCGGTATTCCCGAATATCGTGTCCATTGATATGCCGTGCTGAATATCTTTTGTCTCGATAGGCTCCAACCGCTTTGATTCAATAGGGGTTGGCATTAATGCAAGCTGATCTTTCATTTATTGGACTCTCGGACTTATTGTTATAACGGGTTCCGATGTTTCGATCACTTTAATGCAGTTTGTTTTTTTGTGCTTGATATAATTGGCAATAGCTTTGTTTGCAAGGTCGATATTAATATAACGCAATCCATCAAGATTATGCCAAAAGAATAACACTTTTTTCTGAACGATGTATTTTATACCTTCGGGCTTTGTTGTATCTTCTAAAATCCTGAATTTCATTTACCCCTTCCTTGCGTACTTTTCACGCATCCAAGCTGATGCTATTTTGTCAGCAATGCAATCAATGGCAAAACTGATGTATTCAGGGTCCTGGATAGCTTCGCTTATTTCGTTCAAGTCCCGCCATTCTGGTTTATACTCATTCCTGCATATCTGATTACGGAATTTCCTCTTTTCTCCGGGCGCTCCGCAATTCTTAGTCGGCCTCTTTTTGCCTCTCCCGCCCGTCCGTTCGTAAGTTTTGCAAACTATTGTATTATCGGCAATTCCTGACATTGTAAAACCTGCCTATTTGTTGTCACAGGATTTGCAGTGCATATACCCGCCAATGTGCTTTGTCTCGAATTTCTTCCTGCATATTGGGCATACCCGCTTTACTATGCGCTGGCGGTTATCATAGATTTTGAGATTCAAGGGCTGCGATTGTATAATGCCTTTCTTGCGGTAATGATTTGTCCGGCCTCTTTGTCCTTTCAAGATTGCCTTTGCTTGATTTTTTGATAGCTTATACTCCATTGATTCATCAGACATAAACCCTCCTAAAATACATCAGATTGATATGTGAACTCTTCTATTTTTGCCCTTGCGATAATAAGCGCTTCCATCATATTCGGGCTTTTTGTGCCTTTAGGTTTCTTGTTGATTATAATTTTACCCGATGCCGATGTATCTTTTTGCGGCTGGCTTATCTCATTCATAAATTTATTGATTATAGCCTGACCTGCCAATTTTGCGAATGAAATAACTTGTGATTGATCGCAGTCCTTACCGTTCGCATAGCGCCAGGTATTGAAAAACTGGAAGCGTACGCGCCAATATGCCTGACTTTTCGCGTTCTCGAAAAGCTCATCATTGCGCTTATCCCCGGTGTCAGATTCTATCGGGTCAATAACTTTTCCGGCTGCGGACCATCCGACAATCTTCATATCAAGGGCTTTCTTTTGCCTGTCTGTTCTTTCGGCTTCTGGAATCGCTTCTATAGCCTCTTTGATTTTTCTTACAGCTCCACGCACATCAGCGCCTACACCGATATTATCATAGCGGAATTCTACACAATCGTTATCAACCGCTGTCCAGAAAGCCCTCTCGCTCGTAGCGGTTACATCCTGTGTATCACCCCATTCTGTTATAGATATGAGTTGATTACCGTCCATTATACACTGAGCATTCGTGTCTACCCCGCCGTCCGCAACATCAAGGGCGCTTATCCGCTTGCCTGTGATTATAA